TTTTATAGTCTTCATGTTCACCAAGACCACCATATGCTCGCAGGTACTTTGTTAGGTATGCTGTTTCATTATTTCTGCTAAGAATTTTGTATTCTCCGCTAGCTTTATTTAAAACACCATAATCAAATCCCTTAAAGAAACATTCCATACTAACGTACTTTGATCCACTTTCGATTTCTGCAATCAGCTTTTCTGATCTTTCTCTGAGTTCTGGAGTAGTAAAGCCCTTATAAATAACAGAACCAGTTAATATATGATATTTTTCTGGTAAATTATCTACCGGAGTATTTTCGTCGATTAGTATGCCATCTTCTGTAATTGGCCAATTAGAAATAATATGACCAATAATAGTTTCTTCATTGTGTTCGAGATTGGTAGGCTTATGTTCTGGAGTATTCCTAGCATTCCATACTTCTAGTTTATCAAATATATCATCATTTTTATTCCATGATGACGATACTAGAATGGACTGAACATAGTATAAGTCTTCATCGCTAAACGACGCTATGCTCTTTAGATATTTAATATCCTTATTAGCTCCGTTGTATGGCAGTGCCACACTAGCATAAGAAATTGAGGCGGATGCTTGAAGAGCCGAAGCTAAACCATCTGCTTTTTCTTGTTCAAATATTTGCATAGTTTTTACCTTAGTTATTTGGCTGACTGGTTATACACCATATCATAGAAAGAAGCCTTAGCTTGTTTGATTTCATCAACTGTTAATTCTCTGTTTATATCTATCGAAATTAATTTTAACCAACTATAATAGTTATTAATTAAATTATGGTCAATAGGTTCACTTATCTGTTTAACTATTTCTGCTTCACTAATATTAGAGTATGGATTAAATTTAAACAATATATTTGTTTTTAAGTCTTCTAATTGTTTATTTTCTATATTGGATAAGCTACGAATATTCTTTTTATTAAAAAACTCTAGTAATATTGGGTTAATAATTTCGCCAATATCTTCTTGTGCTGCTGTAGCCCACAATCTTAATGAAGCACCTGTTCTTGGACTGAATGTTCTGTCTTTTCGTTTTTCACTATCTTTAGATAGTTTGGGTCTTCCTTCTCCAGCTTCTTTAGGAAGCTTGTCTGGTGATGGATTAGTTGATCCCGGCGGCATTTTAGGAGGAGTTAAGGCTTGTTTTAATTCTAGAGCATTTTTTTCTCCAGACTTTTTAGGATCTAGCTCAAGACCAACTTGACTAGGAGCAGCTATACCAAGCTGTAAAGAAATTTTACGCAAAGCGTTTTCAAATTGTGGATCATGCCATGGTCCAGATTTTGGTATCATCCTTTCAGCTGCCCTATCTCTGCTTTCACGATTAAGTCTTGATCTCTCAATGTCTGGATCAAAACCAAATCTTGTTTGCAACAACTCATCGCTAATAACATTTCTGTCAGCTAGTTGTATTAGTAATGCCTTTTCGCTATCTTCGTTACTAAGATCCATTCTATCAAATTCAATTTTAGCAGGATATTTGAAACCCATTGCTTTCTGTACAATTGCAATTTCTTGTTCCCAAAATTGTATTAAAACATCTCTGCCATATTGTAGTCTTTGAGTGAGGGTCTTTAGAGAAATGAAATTGTTTGTTGTTCCAGCAGCACCAAACGTTCCTGTTAGTGTTGGAGGAATTCCCAGGCCAGCATATACCGAATTCAAGTGAGGAATATATTTACCCTCTCCAAGAAAATTGTGAACGTTAGTATTTGATTCGACCAGTTCAATATCTGGCCCCCAAATCAAGTCCATAGTACCACCACCAACGTTATTACCTAAAATACTAGCTAGTTTAGCAGTAGCTGCTCTGGTTGGCGCTATTTTATGTTCTAGACTACCTAGTTTGAATATGCGAATATTGCTAATTGCTCCGTCGAGAGCAGCCATGTCTGCTAGTTTAAGCTTTTCAATAACAGTAATATCATCCATGATAGCATAAATCATAGGATAGGCCCATGATTGCCAATCGTCTTTCTTATAATGAAAAACTAGAGTTTTATTAGGATCAAGAGGATATGGCTTCTTAGCTTTTGCTGCTTCTATAATCTGTTCTGGTAATCCTAAAACAACAGCTTTTTCAGCTTCTGTTTTTGGACTATTAATAATTCTTCGTAATGATGGTGGTAATTGTAATTCGTAAGTCTTGTTGCTAACAAATGAAGATAATGCTCCAGCAGCAACCTCGACACAAGCAGGGTCAATAAATGTGTATTTCCAAGGAATCTCTCTTTTTTCTACAGACACTTCTGGAAGATCTGCCAATTGCATATCGGCAGAACCCAAAGCCCTATAAAGCTTATCTGCAACCTTAACGCTTATTTTTGCTGTTCTACGATCAATAACGATATTACCGCTTTTGTATATATTATTAAGAAATCTTTCGCTACGATCTTTGCCACTAATTTTTTTAAACCACTGCCTATAAAATCTTTCAATTCTTTTATTTCTGTGAACTAATCTGATGCCTTGACTAGCAAAATCACCCATCAAATCTATAACATTTTTAACCAAGCCCACACGTTGATAAACCTCATCTGCTCTGCGCAAGATGGCTTTTATTTGATTAGGAGGAGCTTCTTGTGGACGGAAAGTATAGTAATCTGATTTGGTTAAACCTGGACGACTTCCTGTTTGACCATCTAAATTAGAAAAGTCTAAGCTATATCTTCTGCCACCAGCAGCAACAGCTCTTTCTACTAAGGTAAATTCGTCTAAAGATGAAGCAGATGCTTTTAGAGCTTCCTGCTTACTGGCCAAATCATCACCCCATGTGACATACGCATCCTCTGGGATAATATTAGCGTCTTTAATAATTTCGTTTTTTGTTTTTCTGTTAGCCATATTGTTATTTTATATTGTTGTGGTTTGTAGTATGTACTTGAGTCTTGATCCAGTGTTATCGAGTGGGAGAACATAGCCCAAAAATTCTAAGTAATTTCTAATTTTATCTTCGTATAGGTCTTGTTTTTCATAACTGTCAACAGAAAACACATGATAATAAATTGGTTTGCTCTCAGACGCATTATAGTATCTATTAAATCTATTAATCAGATTTTGTGTTTGACCAATTTTTAATAAATTACATTTTTCGTCAGAAAGTAAGTATAAATAATTTCCACCAATATAGTTTTTAAGTTTTTGTCTTTCAGGAGTAGAAATACAATAGGATAAATCAGAAAATTTATTAGATATTTGATCAATCAGCATATTATTAAATTTTACGTCTGTAAAACCTAACCATTCTTTTTTATCAACGCAATCAATAAATGAGGTACTAATAAAAACATTAGAAGAGGACCATCTATCAAAAATATCATTTTTTACAGCGATATTATTTTTACATTTTTGACAATAATTTGTGCGATTATTACTTGCGTTAATATTAAATTGACGACATAATCTACAATAATTTTTGTCTTTTACTATTTTCATAAAATCTAATCGTATTACGATGCAAACGGTAATTGTATTATAGTTCTTTATACACTTTTATCTATAAATTCCCGTATAAATATCATCATTGGCGCCAGATACAAACCAATCTGGACCCTTATATAACTTTCCATCACTTTTTACGGAATTACGAGCATCTGCACCAATCACATCATAGTCTACTGGCTTAAGGGCTCTATTAATTTGACGAGCTAACATATTGGCAATTAATAAGGCACTATATCTATCTTTTCTTAATCGGCCCTTTTTTCCATGAGATAGTTTAGTTTCAGGAGTATCCCATCTGTCTCTGGCGTTGGCGTTATTACTTGTTTGTGTCATAACAATAGTTGTTAATTCATTTTTAAGCTCTTCTATCTCTAAAATACATTCACTTAAACTATCATATAAGGCGGCACTTAGGTCGGTGCTGATAATATTTTTATTTTCTTGTTCTAATGCCAAACCAAGGGTTAAGTTGTCAAATTCTGGAAATAGTAATACTTTATCCTCAAAGTCTTTTCTCATACCATGATTAGCCTGACTAGTCCATTCTGCTTTGGCAAATTGAACCAGCTCTAAAATATGCAATCCAGTTTGATCATCAGTATCTTTAGATTTGTTATCATCTATCACCGGCCATATTAGATGCTCTCCGCCATCTATTTTTAAAGGATCATGTAGTCCTTCTTCAATAGCGACACCACCACCCTGAGCATCCATACCGATTCGTATAGGAGTAAAGGTCTTCATTAAATTACGAATTTTTCTACAACAGAATCCATAAAAATCATGTTCAGTAACCAAGCCTATTTTTTGTCTTTCCTTAAAATTAGCACGATTTGTTGTCCAGCAATAGACTATACGCGAATGTGTGGGATTAACCTCTAGTATTACTATACTGAAATTGTCTTGTTCGGATGCTGGGTCAATACCATAGATATATTGCTTATTAGGATCACCGTTAATTGCTGCTGAAAATTTAATTGGCTTACTGTCTATTATGATATTGTTATTAGATACGACACAATTTTCTATCAAGCTCCTTCTAAAGAATCCTTCACTATCACTAACAAAGCAGGCAGCATATTCCATATTATAAATACCGCTATGAATAGTAGCCTTAGCTCTTGAAACCTGTTTATCATCCATAAATCCTTTGGGTATTAGCTCATATGGCATTCTAATGATACTATAGTCTTTCCAATTAAAATTACTAGGAACTTCTCCTTTAAAAATTTCTTCTAGTTTTTTAGCATCCCCCTTACTCTCTATAATCGCTTTATATCTTTTCCAATATGATGCAAAGTGCTTGAATGCGTAATCTGCTGTTCCTGATATAATGGCCTGATTGCCCATCTTAACATTGAGTGCTTCTAGCTCAGTATTCCATAATCCAGCCTCAACCATCGCTGCTTTTTTGGCTTCTTCTTTTACGTTCTGTATTGGACTAGCCGATACTGCTGCGAATCCAGAGACTACGGTTTCATAAATATCTGGAGATATAGAGGCAAATTCGTCTGCAATAATAATATGTGCTCTTAGTCCTCTGATTTTACTTCCGTCACCCATGGGAATGGCTACTGTCCAACTATCTCCTAATCTCATTGTGCATCTATCAACATCTCGACGAGGACCATCATCCCCACCGCCAAAAATACTTCTTAATATGGGACTACTACGCCATATAGTTTCCATGTATTCAAAAATGATTTTACTTTGACGAAAAGCAGCACCAACTACTACTATTTTTGTTCCTGGATAAAATGTCATTCTGACAACACAGTATAGGGCTAGCAAGAAACTTTTACCCCACCCACGACTAGCAATATACATAGGAAATGGTCTAATCCATAGTTCTTGAAGAATAGTCATCTGTATTGGATGTAATTCTATACCGAACAACAGTTTACATGTGCCTCCAATATACTTTGGGTTTCTTAGTAGTTTCATTAAATGCAAATCTGGATTTTCTATATCCAGTTCGTTTCTATGAATCATAGGATTACTATCAATCGACAGAGTCGATAGGTCTCCTAATCCGAGCCATGCATTGTCGAAAGCTACGTTTTTAGACATTATTCTGTTTAACCACTTCTAAATAGTGAATCTTTTTAAGAATCATTTCTGCAAGCTTAGCAGCGTTTGTAGCATTACCACAAAAGAACACTTTGATATTATGAGACATCTCTAGCTCTAATATATTTTTAATTAAGAAAGCTGGACTAATTTTAATCTTATCCCACATCTTTTTGGGAACAGTAGATCCTATAGGATAAACTAGAAGGTCTTCTAGATCGAATTCTAGTAATAAAAATGCGTACTTGATATTGCTCATTCTCATTATTACATCTTTGAACCTGCTTTCTACAACATTGTTAGCAAATTCACTAGCACTCTTTTTTCTTTCAACACAAATTAAGTGCTCTAATCCTTCTATGCTATAATCTCCAGTATCTAGTTTTTTATTTGCTGTAGTATAAGACTCAAAAACCCAGGGTTGTTGTTCTCTTGTGTCTACAATAATAGTAAAGTTATTATAATGAGTCATTTTTTTTATCCGCTAATATTTTTAAGAATACTGCTTCATATATATGTTCTAATCCTTGGATTAGTTTGTGATGATAATAACATAAAGTAATTCCATTATTAACATCAAATCTCAAACCAGGAAAATTAGCCCAAGTTTTAATATGATGAGCATTTAGCCTTTTACGC